TATCGCCAGTGTACTGGGCTGTAAGCCAGATGAAAAAAGTATTGCCAATGCAGTACAAGCGGCTACCCCAGAGCAATTGGCTGAGATTAAAAAGGCTGAACTAGACTTTCAGGTTCAGATGAAGAAGTTAGACGTAGATGTATTCGCACTTGAAGCAGAAGATGTACAACACGCTAGATCGGCGTTTAAAGGCGATTGGACGCCTAAATTTATCGCGGTTGCTTGTGTTCTTTTCTTCGGAGGTTACATTGCTCTGGTCACGCTACAAGACCCCGCTGCGAATGATGACGGTATTGTTAATCTTGTCCTGGGGTATTTGGGCGGTATCGTCTCTTCTATTATCAGCTTCTACTACGGCGCATCACATAAGCATGACTAATGAATAGACTTGTACAAATGTTAAAAAGGCACGAGGGCGTTAGAGATAAGGTCTACATGTGCTCTGCGGGTTACGAAACGATTGGTGTTGGCAGAAACATATCAGATTCCGGTCTTGGCCTTGCCGATGATGAAATAGATTACTTATTAAGTAATGACATTAGACGGTGCAAAGAAGAGCTGATCGGGGAGTACGATTGGTTTAAAGATCTTGATAGTGTGCGTCAAGATGCCATGCTTGATATGTCCTTTAACATGGGTCAAACAAGGCTCAGAGGCTTTGTAAAGGCACTTGGGTACATGGATATTGGCGATTACGATAAGGCTGGGGACGAGTTCTATGATAGCCGTTGGGCTACTCAAGTGGGGGATCGTGCATTAGAAATCTGTCAGATGATTAAGTCTGGCGAATACCAGGTTAGATGATATGCCTTTACAAAAGTTTTTATTTAACCCAGGTATAAACAAACAAGGCACTAGCTATACCGCAGAAGGTGGCTGGTTTGATGGCAATCTTGTACGTTTTAGGAAAGGCTTTGCAGAAAAGATAGGCGGTTGGGAAAAGTATATATCTGTTTCTTATGAAGGAACTGGTAGAAAGCTTCATGCTTGGGTTGACCTAGACGGCACAAAGCTTCTTGGGTTAGGAACTCGATACAAGCTGTACATTCAGGAAGGCTCGTCATACAACGATGTAACCCCTATAAGACGTACCAGTGCAGCCGGTGCCGCTACCTTTGCCGCAACAAATGGATCTTCAACGCTAACTGTTACAGACTCTAGTAATGGTTCTAACGTAGGCGATTTTGTTACATACACTGATGCAGTTTCTTTGGGTGGGAACATTACCGCAGCGGTGTTAAATCAAGAGTATCAAATACAATCTGTACCAACGTCTAACACTTACACCATTATTGCAAAAGATACAGATGGTAATGCAGTTACGGCTAACTCTAGCGATACTGGCAACGGAGGTTCTTCAACCGTAGCCGCTTATCAAATAACAACCGGCCTTGATGTCTTTGTAGACGGAACAGGTTGGGGTGTTGGCGGCTGGGGAACTGGCACCTGGGGCTCAACAAGCTCTCTTACTGACGCTAATCAGCTTAGACTTTGGTCGATGGATAACTTCGGTGAAGACTTAATATCAAACCCTCGAGCCGGTAGCGTTTACTATTGGGACAAATCAGACGGTCTTGGCACCAGATCGGTAGCTTTAAGTTCTTTAACTGGGTCAAACTTAGCTCCAACCAAAGGGCTCCAAGTAATAGTATCTGACATTGACCGACATGCCATAGTGTTAGGTGCAGATCCTATTGAGAATGGCGTTAGGTCCGGCAAAATAGATCCATTACTTGTTGCCTTTTCCGATCAAGAAAACATATTTGATTGGGAGCCAACATCTACTAATACTGCTGGTTCTCTTCGGTGCTCTGCTGGATCTGAGATTATTGGTGCGGTAAGAGCCCGACAAGAAACTTTAATATGGACTGACGTTGCGCTGTATAGCCTTCAGTTTATAGGACCGCCTTTAACCTTTGGCCTGAACCTAGTTAACGAAGGTGTCAGCTTAATTGGTCCTAACGCTATTGTTAATTCACCATCCGGCATATTCTGGATGGATAGAAAAGGCTTCTACACTTACAACGGATCTGTCGCTCCTGTCCCATGCACAGTTCATTCTTATGTTTTTGATGACTTTGAAGAAGGTCAAGCATTCCAAGTGTTTGGCATACTTAATAAGCAGTTTGACGAGGTTGGTTGGTTCTATTGTAGTTCTGGTCAAACAGTCATTGATCGTTACGTCTTCTTTAACTACGTTGAAAATACATGGTCAATTGGTCAGCTTTCTAGAACAGCTTGGCTTGACGAAGGCATATTCTCTCAGCCCATTGCTGCCGGTAAGTATAGCGATACACCTTATTTGTACAGTCATGAGGTTGGATATAACAACGATGGCCAGCCAATGGACAATGTGTATGTGCAAAGCGCAGACTTTGACATAGGCGATGGAGAAGAATTTCAGTTTATAAAACGATTTATTCCTGACGTTAAGTTTCAGGGATCTGGTTCCGACCAGACAATAAACGTTCAAATTAAAACTAGAAACTATCCAGGAAATAGCTTTACCACAGATCAAACAACATCTTTTACAAGCACAACAAGCAAAATAGATATGCGTGCAAGAGCGCGACAAGCTGTTATTCGCTTCGAATCTGATGATGATGGCACAAGTGTGGAAAGAATAGATGTAGGTTTTAGGATTGGAGGCACACGGCTAGATATACAACCTAATGGAAGTAGATAATGGCCAAGATACTTAACACTGCGCTTCCAATGTCGGGACCTCAAGGGGTTACGCCTGATATATTTAACAAAACAGTTAGGCTTATAGAGCTAAACTTAAATGCTTTTGACCCTAGTTCAACACCACAATTTACCAATGACAGGCTGTCTCAGCTTCAGTTTAAGGCTGGAGACATCATCTGGAATCTAAGTATAGAGGCACTTCAAGTCTATACTGGTAATGAGTTTGTAAATATATCGACACCATCGACCGCTGGATTGCAGGGATCAACAGGTGTTGGATCGGTACAGGTTATAACCAATGGTTCTATAACCGTGGAGATTGATTAATGAATGGCATAAAGACAAAAAGAACAAAGCCTACAGTAAAATATGTCAAACCAAGAGGCTTCTCTAGCATGTTGCCTAACAAAAGACCAGTGACTAAGATAAGCTAATGGCAGCTACAGCAACTAAAAGAGACCCTGCAAAGTGGGCAGCAGCTAAGTCTAGAGCCAAGGCTAAGATGGGTGGTAAACACTCTGCTCGAGCTATGCAACTTGCTGTAAAATATTACAAAGGTTCCGGTGGTACTTACTCTGGGCCAAAGAAAAATTCCAGTAATAAGCTGTCTCAGTGGAGCAAACAGGACTGGGGAACTAAGTCCGGTAAGCCGTCTACTCAAGGGCCTAAAGCTACGGGTGAGCGGTACTTGCCTAAGAAAGCAAGACAGGCGCTGTCAAGCCAAGAGTATGCAGCAACGACTAGGGCTAAAAGAAAAGATACAAAAGCTGGCAAGCAGTTTTCATCGCAACCTAAAAGTATTGCTGACAAGACCAAGCGGTACAGGACAGCAAAAGATGGTGGGTTTTTTACCAAAAGAAACCATCGAGGTTGTGGCTCTGTTATGGCAGATAGAAGAAAGAAGACAAGGTACTCTTGATGTTTAAACGTCATGTGCAAAACTTTAGGGTAGGCGGTGCTGCTAAGAAGAATCGAGGCAGACCGATTAGGCGCACTACTTCTGGTAGTAAGCCTAACTATCGTAAGACTAAAGAGGGCGCTGGCATGACAGAAGCTGGGGTTAAGGCGCATAGACGCGCTAATCCTGGTAGTAAATTGCAGACCGCTGTTACTGAGAGTAAGCCCACAGGCAAAAGGGCGGCTAGAAGAAAGTCGTACTGCGCGAGGTCCGCAGGACAGATGAAGCAGTTTCCAAAAGCGGCAAGGAATCCAAACTCTAGATTGCGTCAAGCTCGACGCCGATGGAAGTGTTAGATGAGTATTCGTAAGTTACCCATAAAGATGATGGCTGGAGGAGGGGTATTTTCTGACACAAAAAGTTCTACCTCTACTGGAATTGGAAATTGGAGCAATAGTTTTGGTGGATTACCAGGCGGGACTTTTGGTGACATTGGCGGGGTTTTAGGTGTACCAAGAGGCTCTCAGTTTGCGAGCACAGGTCAAGGCGGTCCTAATATCGATATTGACTTTTCAAATATTGATTCTTCAGAATATCCAAAAATTGAAGACTTTGACGCGGATGGTGATGGCGAGATAAGTGATGAAGAACGTCTTCAGTTTTTAAGGTCATTAGCAATTTTTGCTCAACAAAACAAAGACAGAGAAAGCAATCAACCTCCTGTTAGCTCAACACCTCCTGTATCTACGGATCCAGATCCAAAGTCAGACTCAGAAGCAGAACCTAGACCTGAACAAGAACCAGACGAAGATCAGCAAAGTTTTCTTCAAAGACTAAGAGAATGGTACGAAAGAAACTTTGGTGGTAGAGATATTCAAATAGGTGGGTATCCTGGAGGATTAGGCGGCATAAAGATCCCACTACCAGGTGGCGGTAGGGATGGAGGCTTTCCTTTTCCTATACCGCTTCCTCCCATTTTTGGAGGTGGTAGAGGCGGTGGCGGTGGGCAAGAGCCAACTCCGCCCGAGATACCTACACCTACACCTACTCCTACTCCTACGCCTACACCGGACCCAGTTGATCCTACGCCTACGCCTACACCTACACCAGAGCCGGAACCTACACCTACACCGGATCCGACTCCAGGTCCAGGTCCAGGGCCAAGTCCATCGCCAGATCCAACAGGTCCTGTAATTGATGATTCAAAAGAAACAGATCCAATATATATACCGCCATTTCCAAGAAGACCGCCAGCGCAACCAGATACCGGAGGCAATAACGTGAGCACCCCTACAAACCCTAGCTCGAAAGATCTTCAGCAATCAGCAAGAAGAGCAGCAATCAATATCTACGATGATCCTGCAAAC